AGAAGGAGGAGGAGACTGAGGAAGAAAAGGAGAAACATCCTCTCAAGGAGTCCGTCCGTAAGTTCGCAGAGATCTCCAAGCGATTCGAAGAAGGCGATGGTACCCTCAACGAAGAGGACGTCGCCACACTCACTCAGATGGACAGCGCTCAGCTGGTCGCCACCTACTTCCAGTATCACAAACAGCAGTCTGAAGCCTACCAGGCTAGTGCTGAGGTCCAAGCCCAAATGGCTGACATCCGCAAGTCTGTTGGTGGTGATGAGGCCTATGGTGAGATGATCCAATGGGCAGGTAGCAACCTGAACGAATCTGAGATCGATCAGTTCAACGCTGTGGTCGCTACCAACAACCCTGCTGCTATCAAGTATGCAGTGGAATCCCTCTCCAACCGTTGGAGGGGTCAGGAGGGCTATGAGGCTCCTCTGGTTACTGGTAAGAAGGCTACCTCCAAGTCCAAAGCCTTCCGCAGCCAGGCCGAGCTTGCTCGCGCTATTGCTGATCCTCGCTACTCTACCGACCCTGCGTACCGTCAGGACGTGGAAGAGAAGCTTGCACGATCTGGTGATCTCCTCTGATGAGGGGTGGGGGTTCGATTCCCCCATTTGCTATTGCCCTTTAGGCCTGTTACGGCAGATAACCTACTGGGTGGCCACCCTGCAGCGGGTATAAGCTGCACAAGTCCATAAAATTGAATAATCCTAGACGTCTAGGGTGAGTGGTTACATCCTGCTTCAAACAAAAACCTCTAATTTAGAACAATGGCTAACATCCCAACTAACCAAATTCTTACCCAGAACGCTCAGAACAGCTCTGATCGCTCTACTACTTACGACACTCGTTACGCAACAGCTCTGAAGCTGTTCAGCGGTGAAGTGTTCAACGCTTTCAACGACGCTACCATCTTCAAGGGTCTGGTTCGCAACTACGCCCTCCGTGGTGGTAAGAGCAAGCAGTTCCTGATGACTGGTAAGCTCTCCGCTGGCTACCACACTGCTGGTACGCCCATCCTGGGAGACGCTGGTCTGAAGGCTGCTGAGAAGACCATCGTCATGGATGACCTGCTGGTGTCCAGCCAGTTCGTCTACGACCTGGACGAGGTCCTCAGCCAGTGGTCCGCTCGCTCTGAGATCTCCAAGCAGATCGGTGAAGCTATGGCCCTCCACTACGACGAGCGTATTGCTCGCGTGCTGGCTAAGGCTGCTCAGACCGCTTCTGTCGTGACTGATGAGCCCGGCGGTTTCGAGGTTAAGCTCGGCGCTGGTAACACCCTCAACGCTCAGGCTCTGGTTGATGGCTTCTTCGAAGCTGCTGCTACCCTCGACGAGCGCTCTGCTCCTCAGGAAGGTCGCTGTGCTGTGCTGTCCCCGCGTCAGTACTACAGCCTGATCTCCTCTGTGGATACGAACATCCTGAACCGTGAGATCGGTAACAGCCAGGGTGACATGAACAGCGGCAAGGGTCTCTACTCTATCGCTGGCATCCGTATCTACAAGTCCAACGTCCTCGCTGGTCTTTACACCCAGAACCTGACCGTCACCGGTCGTGGTGGCGCTCTTGGCGTTGCTGGTGAGCAGAACGAGTACGGTACCCCCGATACTCCTCCTAACTCCGGTACTGCTCTGATCGCTAACAAGCTGGCTGGCCTGATCTTCCACAAGGAAGCTGCCGGTACCGTTGAAGCTATCGGACCTAGCATCGAGACCACCTCTGGCGACTTCCACGTCCAGTACCAGGGTGACCTGATTGTCGGTAAGCTCGCTATGGGCGCTGACACTCTGCGTACCTCTGTGGCTGGTATCCTGACTGACGCCGCTTGATCATAACCCCCGCGAGGCCTTCCCGGCCTCCGGGTTTTCTCATTACCCGAACCAAAATGGCAAACAAAACAACCAAGCTGACTGCTGTTAACAGAATCTTGAGTAACGTGGGTCAGTCCCCGGTGAACGAGCTGGACTCTGGTAACCCCCTGGTGGAGATGGCTGAGCTGATCCTGGATGAGATCACCAGCGCTATCCAGTCAGAGGGTTGGATCTTCAACTCTGAGTATCAGTACCCCTTCACACCTGACTCCTTAAACCAGATCATCATTCCTGATAACGTCCTCTCATTGGATGCCAGTCTCCACAGGAACCGTGGTGGTAATCTGGTTATCCGTGATAACAAACTCTACGATAAGGGTACCCACTCCTTCGCATTCACTGGCGTCCAATACCTGGATGTGGTGTGGCTATTCGAATTCGAAGAGATGCCTGAAGCCTTCCGTGAGTACGCTACAATCCGAGCTGCTAATGTCTTTGCTGGACGCTCTGTAGGCTCCCAGGAGGCTGTAGCGTTCGGCCAGCGGGAGGAAGTTCTAGCCCGCGCTACCGCTATCGAGTACGACACCCAGCAGGGTGACTACAACATGCTCCAGAATCAGGATGGTTACATTAACTACACCACCTATAGTCCCTCATTCGCTGCAATGCGTCGTTGATTATGGCTGCTATCTCTCAAACAATCAATAACGTCCTGGGAGGTGTCAGTCAGCAACCTGACCCCGTAATGCTTCCTGGGCAGGTTAACGAAGCTATCAATACTTACCTAGATCCCACCTTCGGTTGCTCCAAGCGCCCGGGTACACAGTTCATTGGAGTCCTGGCTGATAACATACCAGATAATGCCAAGTGGTTCCCCATCTTCAGAGATGGCAAAGAGCGTTACGTCGGCGTTATCTACAGGAGCAATGGGGTTGCAACCATCCGGGTCTGGAATGCAGACACAGCAGTAGAGTCCACAGTCACCCTCCTTGGTGACTCAGGATCCTATCTGGAAGTTGATGATCCGTTCAACATCGAGACCCTGACGGTCAACGACTACACCTTCATCATTAACTCTGAGAAGGTAGTCACAATGGATACCCGTACGGCCCCTACCACCAACAACAAAGCTCTGCTGGTGATCAATCAGGTGGCCTACAACACCACGTATGCTGTCGACTTCTTGCGTGATGGAGATGCTCTCCAGCAGGTCAAGATCAAGCGCGCTACCAAGCTTTCCGTAACCCCCAGCTCCTGGGAAGTTAAGGAGACTGATCCGGCAGATCAAGGGTCTTGTGCCTTTGCTCAGACTGCCAACTTCGTAGAGTCTGCTGGTGCTGCTACAGGTCTCTCATTTAACCTGGCGACCACGTGTAACCCTACGTTGGTAAACAACGAAGTTGATGGTGAGCTATACCCCACTAGTGTGGCATATAGCCCTAATGGTAGAGATGGTGACTATGGACTTCAGGCCTACGCCGTACAGACTACAGGACGCTATGCTAACGACTATGCTCTTGGCTCCTATGTCTACATCGACTTCACCAAGGACTTCGGCAACAACCGTTCCGTTAGCGTTAGGGTTGAGTTGCGGGTGGAGAAAGCTCCCTTCACTGACGAAGATGGGCAGCACGTGTACAGAGTATCTAGAGCTGAAATCACAGACTATGACAACGGTGACTACGAGTCATTCAACTGGGCGAAAGGTGAAAAGGTCAGCGACGTCATAAGTCTACCCTCTGGGTTCACCTCAAGGCCTAATAATGCCCCAGTACCTAATGGCTCTACCGCCAGTCTGGACCTAGAGATCGACTCTGTGCGCCGGGCAGAACCAACCACTACGACCGCATACAAGTCCGCCTATCGTACCAACGTCACCCTCAACAACGGTGGTCAGGATTGGTCCGTAGGGGATACGGTCGATGTGACCATGCAAAGTAAGACCTACACCGTCAAGGTGGAAGAGGTTGAGGAATTCTTTGGATATGCGTCTGAGAGCACTGTTAGTTACACTACACCCGCAGATACTGCAGCAGGTGTACTGGATGTGAACTCGATCACCTCTAACCTAGTCTCATCGATCAACGCGCTCTCCAACTACAGCGCCGCTCCTGTTGGTAACGTAGTGATTATCGAGCGTACAGACGGTAGGGACTTCAACCTCCAGACCCGTGGTGGAACTGCTGACCAAGCTCTCAGTGGTATTAAGCAATCAGTCAATGACATATCCCGACTCCCACCCCAGTGTGAGAATGGATTCACCCTGAAGGTGTCTAACTCTGACCAGTCTGATGCTGATGACTACTACGTCAAGTTCAAAACAGAGGGAGACATACCGGGTCAAGGGAGCTGGGAAGAGACAGTCAAGCCTGGCGTGACTACCGACCTGGCAGCCTCTACCATGCCCCACGTGCTCGAGCGTGACTCAGCTGGCAACTTCTCCATCAGACCCCTGACCAAGGAGTTTGATGAGGATAACTTCTGGGCTCCTAGAGCTGCCGGTGATGCCAAAACCAACCCACAGCCCACCTTTGTGGGTAAGAACATTCGAGATGCTGTGTTCTATATGAACCGTCTCGGCTTCATGTCTGGCGAGACTATCGTCTTGAGTCAGGCTGGTGACTACTTCAACTTCTTCCAGGGATCCTCGATCGCCATCAGTGATGCAGATCCCATCGATATGTCGGTTAGTACCACCCGCCCTGCTAAACTGAAGGCTGCCTTAGCCGTTAAGGAAGGCTTGCTCATGTTTGCTGAGAACAGTCAGTTCATGATGACTTCTCAAGACACTGCGTTTGGACCCGCCACAGCCCGTATCGTGGAGGTTGGTGACTATGCTTACCGGTCCAACGTCAAGCCTATCCCGACCAGCGTGTCGATCATGTTCCCCACGTCGGCTGATACCTTCAGTAAGGTATTCGAGATGGCTAATCAGGGGATCGTGGACAACGCCCAGGTTACTGAGAACACTCGTATCATCCCGTCGTACATCCCTCCCAACCTAACCCACCTGACAGCTGTACCTAATAGCAGCCTAGCCCTTATGGGTACTGGTGATGAGACAGTCTATGTATTTAAGTACTTCAACAGTGGTACTGAGCGACAGATGGCTGGTTGGTGCAAGTGGGAGTTCGCAGACAAAGTGCGTATGATCGAGTTTGATCATGACACCGGCTTCTTCGTGCAAAGACATGAAGACACTGGTAAGTATGCCCTCTCACGTATGGAGCTGTTGGACGACCCCGAGCGTTCCCCCATTGATGCGTTCGATCGTAAGTTCTCAGCCCGTCTGGACAACTACATGTACTCCCAGGATCTCACAGTAGAAGCCCTGGGTCCCTCAGGAAGCCGTGTGAGGCTCCCAGAAGGCCTTGCACGTCCTAATGCTGACTTCTACCTACTCGTAACCCTATCGGGCCAGGAGACCTTCTACGAGACCGCTACGGTACAGACGGATGTCACTGGTGATTACGTTGATTTTACATCTACTGACTACAGGTACCAAGACTTCACCGTGGGTAATGGATATAACATGCAGATCAAACTCCCTAGCTTCTTCGTGAAGGAAGGTGAGCGCAACATGTCCGACCGTAGGTACCCTCCTATGGTATCTGACCTGTACCTGGAGCTATATCTCTCAGGTCGCTATACCTTAGACATCAAGAAGGTTGGGTATCAGGATCGTACTATTGATCTGGATATGCCCCTGGCTGACTTGTATAACTCAAACACAGCAGCTATGGACCTCCACTCAACCCGACAGCTGCCTATCTACTGTAGAGGAGATCTGGTGTCTGTGACTATCAATGTCCCTGACCCCCTACCTGCCTCACTGACTAGTTACAGTTGGGAAGGCTCTTATTCCACCCGAGGTATTGCCCGCCGATGACCCTTGAGATCCGCAAAGCTACCGTAAAAGACGCCGTAGAGGTAGCTACCAACCTCCGCCCAGAGGACCTAAGTGAACTGGAAGGGATGGGCTATACGCCCTTCCAGGTTATTTGTGGTGTTCTCTTTTGTGAGGACACCTTCGCCTTCACCAACTACGAAGGAAAGCTAGCTGGTGTAGGAGGTGTTATTCCCGATGAGGAGGGAAATGCCTACATCTGGACCCTGACAACCCCTGCGATCTATTCAATGGGTGTTACCTTCTTCCGCCACACCAAACGTCATTTCGACGAATTCACTAAGCCATACAAAATGGTGTATGCCCAGTGCGATGCGAGGAACAAGCTACACCATCGCTTCCTCAAGCACTTGGGCTTCAAAGCTCTCCGAACCGTACCCACTGGACCAGAATGCCTCCCCTATTATGAAGTAGTAAAACTATGTGCGTTCCAATAGCAGCTGCAGCGGTTCCTGGACTCATTATGTCCGGTATCGGTACTGCAGCCTCCATCGGCATGGGCATCTACTCAGCCAACGCTCAAGCGTCAATGGCTGGTGCCCAGATGCAGCAGGCCCAGCAGCAGGCTCAGGCTAACGTAGCCATGCAGAACCGGCAGGCTATGGCGCAGCAGCGTCAGCAGCAGCAGCAGATGCAGATGCAGCGTGAGCAGTTCCTGCAGTCACAGAGATCCCAACAACAACAGCTATTCCAACAGCAGCAGTTCCAAGCTAGGCAGCAACAGCAGTCATCATTGCTGAGTATCCGTCAGCAGGCCCAGCAGCAGCAGTTTGCAGCCGATCAACAGCAGCAGCAGATGCTGCAACAGATCAAGCAGCAAGGCGAAAACAACCGCCTCCAGGTGCAACAGCAGCAGGAAGCTATACGGTTGCAACAGGAGCAGGCCGCCAAGGCTCGCAACCTGCAGATCGAACAGAGTAATAACAAACTCCTCGATGCCTACAAACAGCAG